AACTGTTCCCCGTCACCTATGTCAAAATCTGCTGACTCCACGTAAACATTACTCATCGGGCTTCCGTCCGCGTCATTGCCGGTTTCATGCTGATAAAGGTAGTTAGAGTCGCTATCCGTTCCGGTAGCACGGGGGAAAGAAACAATTCCTTCGTCTAACCAAGCGGTTCGCGCAAGTTGTCCTATGCTCCAGGTCTGTTCTACATAGTTATAAGTGGTGTACCGGTCAATAGAAAGAGAGTCCGAAGAACAATAGAACCAGCCCACTTCGTTAAATTCTTTGTTTAAAAACCCAAAGAATTGGTAGGCTTGACCTTCGTTTATGTCGTCAAAGACGTAAGAATGTACACTGCATTGCACCGGACTTACCGCCCCGGAATAACTGTAAAACCCTTTTTTGTCCATCCAAAACACACCAGAAGGGGTGTTAACCATTGCATTAGGCCCTACTAAGCTTACCCCTTCGTTAATTAAGTTTAAACCAAACGTTAAAGGGGGCCCAATAAACTGCAAACTATAAAGAGCTACGTCTGTCCAGATTAAAGTTTCTTGTCGAGCCCGTAACCCACCAATAATCTCAGATCCGGCAGAACATCGTAAGGAACCTGCCGTATTAGTAGACTTAGCTTCCCATTCCGCCGCGTTTTCTTGATCAGAAAAAGCTACTAATAAAGGATCAATGGACCCGGATCGAGCGCCACTAACAATGGGATCTGCGCCTAAAACAATAACGTGCCGATCTACGTCGGAAACCAGTACCTGCAATCCTTTAGTAGGCGTTAGATTAGCGCCGCTAAGTGCGGACAAAGCGACCGCTCGGCTTGTTCCTAACGTATCTGCACTGGTGTCCCAATAAAAAATACCGCCAGAACGCACGTTTGAGATTAAATCTTCGCCAAAGCTGTCCATTGACCACAGTCTTAGCTGGTTTAAAGCACTTAACGCACTACTAGAGCCGAAGGTACCTTGACCCCAGGTTCCAGAGCCCCAACCAGTACCGTCTACAAAAACGTCTAATCCAACATTAATCTGATAGGCCGCAACAATAGAGCCTCCACCATTACCAGAGTCGCTACTGTTAGCAGTAAGGGTGTCCCCGGAGGTGTCTTTAGCCGTTATAGTATAAGTATTGACCGTAGGAACAGCATCAATCTGATACTCTTGATTAAGGGCAGCAGCGATAACAACACCACCAAGGCTCGCTGCTCCACTAAAGGTGACAAAATCACCCGCCGTAGCTCCATGAGCAGCGTCAGTTATGGTGAGCGTACTTGATCCATCGGTTGCAGCAAACACCGCATCGCCAGCAGAAGTAGTGCTACGCAGAGGTGTAATGTCGTTATAATTATTACCCTCTTGAATGTATAGTTTGGTCCGAGTGCCAAGACCTAATAACTTTGTACCACCTAAAGATACCCAACCCAACAACTTACGACCAGTGCCGTCGTAAGCAGAGGTTAACAATTTAGCCCATCCGCCTATTTTTTCAGGAAATCCTTTGCGAAACCGCATTAAATTCCCGTCAAACCAGCCGCCTTCCGCCGTGTAATCAGTGCCTTCTTTATTGATTCCGGGGTTAAACAAAAACTTTTGCAAAGGCATTACGCATACTCCCCAGTACGAATTATCTCAGTTACTTCAGGAGCCCTTCCTTTAACTTGCTCTGCCCACCGGCTGTTCATAAATTCATCTGCGGCTTCATCAAAGTTTTCTGCTTCCATCGCAGCAAGAGCATTCTTGAAGCCTCTTAGTCTGGTTTGCCCAAGGTTAAAAGATATATCGATCATGGCATCTTGCCTTGCTTCGTTAAGAGCACCAAACCAAAAATATTCGTCATTTAGTTCGTTTCTTACGCGCTTAATATCATTGTTCAAAAGATAATCTACTTCATCGTCAGAAAGTCCAAGCCCCGACGCACTGATGTTTCGACCTACGCCTACTGTTTCGTAACCTTCACTGCATACATAAACTGCGCTACGAACGCCTTCATGCCGTCTAAGCATCTCTATTAACTCATTACTCATCAGCTTTAGACTCCTCTTTATCCAATTCTCGGTAATATTTTAAAATACTTAATGTTTGTCTTAAATACCTTTTTATTTCCGCCATGTTAGAAGATAGGTTTTCATACCCTTTGGTGGTTAAAGAATACCACACATTAGTTGGAGCATTTCCCTCTTCAAGGTCTGTTAAATACTCTTCCATTAACTGCGGGTTAAGCACAGTCCATTGGACTGGATATCCTTCAATGGCGTTTGGAAGCGGAGGGTGGTACACGGGGGCTTTCTTTTCAATAGTAATAACTTCTACTGGGTTAACCGTAGGTATGCTTTTACCACCAAAAACAGCACAACCGCTAACCAGAAGAAGTAAGACTAGGAGTGCTAACTTCATCAAATTGGTTTGGATTCGTAATGGTTTTAAGGTCATTTAACACATCTCCCGTCCCACGGTTTATAATCCGCTCTATAAGCTTTGGTTTGCGAATGGATAACATATTTAAGTCATGTTTGGCGAAACTTTTTTTAATGTTGATAACTTCGTTTTGTGCTGCCATGTTTTCTTTTGACAGCCGTTCAATTTGTCCAACAACCAATTCATGGTTAGCTAAAGTTCGTTGAAGGTCTTCGTTTTGTGATTCAATGGTCCCTTCAAGGGTTTTTTGATTCTGAATTGACTGTTCTAGCTGAATATAAAACGCCTTTGTCTCAGCTTCTTTTTTGTCGTAATAAAGTTTAAACCCACCTAATGTGAGTGCTAAAGCCAACCCCAAACCTGCGCTAATCTGCCACATTACCATTTTTCCTTATTTGCCCAATAAGCCGCTGACATTTTTCCTTTAGCAATGTTTTTTCCATGCCTAGCTTTAAAGCTTCTACGCCTAGCTTTTTGAGTCTCCGACTCGCCCTTTTTTGGTTTACCCGCGGTAGAAACACCCTGCTGTCCAAAACGTATTAATTTTAAAGTATGCCCTTCCTGGGCTAAAACCATGTGAGATTTAGTCTTATGGCCGGGGGTGCGTTTAGGTTTGTTCACACCCTTGAGACTATGCTTCTTCAGCAGGTTATTTTTTCTAGTTTCGTGAGCCATTATTTAGGTTTTCTAGCAGTTTTTTTAGCTTTAGCAAACGCTTTGCCCGTAGGCGCTCCTTTTGACCCGGGAGCCCGCATTGTTTCTTTAGAACCTTTTTTTATTCTTTTGCGTTTTGCGTGAATGTTTGAATATAAACCCATAATAATTTCCTATGCTAATAAACTGATTGTTTGAGTCGATCCCGTAATTTGAATCTCAACCTTTCCATTCTTTGAGATATAAAGAGTTGGGCTAACAGTCTTGATCAATTCCTTAACAGGTTCCCCTTCCGCTGCGCTCTGCATTCTTTCATATTTCTGAACGGCCACTTGTTTCCAAGTCGTTTGAGTTACGGGGGGTATCGAATGTGTTTCCATCCTTACGCTCCAAATGCCAAAATAATCATAGTTATCACTATACCAGCAACCAGCAGCCCCACCACGCCAACGATAGTATATAGAAAGATGTCGTGGAGTAATTGTTTACGAGCTTTCTTTTTAGCAATAGCGGCCTTGATTGAGGCTGCGTGGGCATTCCGAGATTCTTGCAAAGCGTTCTGGTACGCGTCCCAAAATTTCTGCCCTTCATTGCTCATGTGGCAGATCATGCGAAGTTCTTCGTTATATCGGTCGATAGATTGACGAGCCCATGCCAATTTCATCGCTTCTTGAGGTGTTAAAGGTTGAGTGACGCTCTCGCGCTTCTCAAGCTCAAGCTTATTCATCCCATCTTGGATGCCGGTCATCCGATCCAGAATAGAATTTACGTTGGCATTGCCTTCCTTAACAGCAGACACCAAGCTGTTGATACCAGAAATAGCAGCAGTAACAGCAGCTATCGATTCAAAAATCACGGGGGGTAAACCTTACGGTTTGCGGGACATGTATGCCGTTGCGCCAAAGTACAGGCCAATAATACTGGCTTGGCTCAGAAACAGCATATCGCTGAGTGAAGAAAGGGTAGCAAGGCGGGACTCTGAAACAAACGGCATTAAAGGGAGTAAGGCAAATCCAACCATCGACCACATGGCTACCCAAGCTATCTGCTTCTGGGAGTGCTGCTTCTCTTCTCTAAGTTCTAATTCAATCATCTTCTCAGCGCGAGCCATCTCTTCATCCGACACAGTACCGTCGTGGTCTATGTCATATTTAGCCCAGATTGAATCTTGCTGTAGCTTTTTATCGGACATTACTCGCCTTCTTGCACCATTGACGCTTTAATCTCGTAGGCACTTTCTTTATTTTTTATTTCTCCGTAAGAAACAAATTCTTTCGTCTCACTAATGTAGTACCACGCCTTTTCAAAACCCATTGTAACTCCTAATTCCAAATTAATTCTTTCTTGTCTTCTTTGAATACATACGCTGGTTTGCAGTACGCCGTGACTATGTTCCTCCTGTACCGCTTATTCCTTCCTTGGCCCTGGGTGTACCCATATCGAGTCTGTTGCCTTTGCAAGTTGTCTGCAATACTTAAACATCGATTCAAGGAGTAAAAGTATATTTCTTCTTCTTGCTCAACAGACGCATCAGGACCAGCGATAATGACTGTTAACTGGAAAACCAGCAATAATGTCTTCATTCATCATAAAAACTTAGCGGCAACAATGGTTGCGACTATGAACGGGTAGACACCCCACAGCATCATCTCAATTTTCTTAAACTTATCAGAACCTTCGTCCAACCGTTTTTCAATGTTTTCGTAACGAATTGCACACTCTCGTTCGTGAAACTTAATCTCAGATGCAGCTTCTTTGGCTACAGCCAGTGCTGTAGGTGAGGCTGACTTAGTAGCTTTCTTTGGTTTACTTTGGGGTTTCTTCGCTGGCACCGGATGCGTCCTTGGCTTTGCCCACGTTCAACGCCGCTATCTCTAGTATTTTGTACAAGCGACCTATTAAGATATCGTCCTTCGGAGTCGGTGTCAGACTGCAAATAATGCTACTAAAACAAACGATCCCAGTGACAATTGAAATAAAACTAGTGAGATTCTCCATCGGGCTCTCCTATCGCATTTTGTAGTTGCTGAGTGTACCAGTGGAATGCCGCCATCCGAGTGTCCAGTTCTTTCTGGTTAGCGTTAATCACATTGGTTATCTGAGCAATTTCTTCTCTAAGCTCATTCATACGCTCGGTTAATTTAACGGCGTTTGCTGGAAGCTCGACTACTTCAGCTTCCTCAACTACTTCTTCTTCAGTGGCGAGTTCCGTCATATTCTGCTTCCTATTAGCTTGCGGTGTAGCCTTTACCTGCTGTGATAGCTGAAGTTGTTGCGGTCATGCTCTCGCTGCCCCAGTCAGTCTTAGCTTTCATCAACTCAAGATGTTCTACGTTGCGGTCAACACAGCTTTGACGGTCTACTGCATCCTCTCCTGACATCGCGTCACCTGCAATAACGTCTGTAATCAAAGATACGCTGTGTCCCATTGCTGTGAAGTCCTGTGCTAGTTCTTCTGATGTTCTGTCTGTCATTTTTATGCTCCTTTAAGTTTTTCTATTTCTGCCGAAAGCTCTTGAATTGCTTTTACTAACATAGGTATAACCGCTGCTTCTCCTACACGCTGCCTCCCATCAGTGGGATCTTCTGACCACATATCAAACCCATTTTTGAATTCATATCTATCAATAAGTTCTTTGACTTCTTGAGCAATGAATCCGTGGTTATGCTTACCATTCATCACACGTTCTTCAGATTCTGGATCGTGTGCTTTCATTTCTTCAGGCACATCTTTAGCTTTTTTCCATTGATAAGTAACAGGTCTAAGCTCATTAATAAATGAAAGACCTATTTCTTCATCCTGTATGTCTTCTTTAAGACGAACATCAGAAGGCGCAGTAACTGAAGTGCCGCCAAATGCAATGTTGCTATCTGTTCCTCCATTGCCAAAAGTAAAGTTATTTGCTCCAGTTCCCTGAACTGAAGAACCCATAACTATTTCATTGTCTACGTCTCCGGCTGAAGTACGAGCAGCTAAACCAATAACAATATTGTCACTCCCCGTAGTAAGAAGAGTACCGCTATTTGCAGCAGAAGCTCCTAAACACGTATTGTTAGCCCCGGTACTAAGAGTTGCCGCACAACTACCCCCAATAGTCGTATTATTGTCGGATGTGGATATTCCGCTTCCAGAACCGTACCCCACCGCTGTATTTGACTCTCCAGTTGTTATCGCATCCCCAGATATATGCCCAATGGCTGTGTTGTAACTCCCTGTGGTATTGGCAAAAAGAGCCAACCTCCCCACCGCTGTGTTCACAGTGCCTGTGGTGTTTGCATTTAAAGAATAACTACCCACTGCTGTATTAGCATCAGCAGTAGTGTTTGCTCCTAAAGCCAAAGTTCCAATAGCTGTATTGTTATTCCCGCTGATGTTGGCCGCCAATGCACTCACCCCCATCGCAACATTTAAAGTACCAGTAGTGTTGGCTGTCAAGGAACCAGACCCGACCGCTGTATTGCTATTTGCGGTGGTGGTTGCTGCTAAAGAGCCTTTACCTATAGCGGTGTTGTCAGCCCCTGTTGTTATAGCTTCTGCCGCCTCTTTACCTACTGCCGTATTGTTATTCCCGGTGGTCAAAGCAGTTAAAGCTTCATATCCAACAGCCGTTGTGTTAACTGCTGTAGTTAACGTGGTTCCTGCAAGATAACCAACAGCTACATTACCCGTACCACTGGTATTAGCCCGACATCGCGTCACCTGCGATAACGTC